TTTTTACTTTGAATTCTGTCTGGTCTGTCTCAAGCCATTTCGAAGCTACTACCGTTGAGCTTGATTGATTTTTATTTAATGCAAGTTGCAATGGATTTGCAATCAAAACATAATTTTTATCTTTGGCCAGCGACATTTTACAAATGAGCGTTTCACCAGATATAAGTTTTATTATTGCCAATTCGTGCATCTATTTCTCCAATTCGATTTTATAAATTTTATAATCAAATTGTTCTTCACTGTATATTTTTACTCTTTCGTACAGATGTTTCAACGTGTAATTGACTCTTTTTTTGTGCTGTAAATTATCAGCAATATCATACAAAGTGCATTTATCTTTATTTTCAGATTTTCTTAGACCTCTACCTATTGATTGAAGATTACGTATTCTTGATTTAGATGGAGACGCAAAGATTACGTTATGAAGCTTTTTAATATTGATACCAGTGCTAAAGGTACCGTACGAAGCTATGATAACCGCGTTATCTTCTTTCTCGGTTATGGCTCTAACACTCTCTCTAGTTTCAGCGTCCGTGCCACCAAAAACAAAAAAGACCTTTCTTCCTTTATTTATTGTATTGTTGATCATAGCATAGAGATCTTTACCATGCTTCTCTACATATTGAAACAAAACCAAAGTGTTACCATCTAAAGACTGAACCAGGTTAGTTATAAATTTGTTACGTTTTTGATTACGAACAATGAAATCCATCTCATCTTGAAACTTCAGACCCTTACAAGCCTTACAGGTTTCTTCGCTGTACTTCAATACCAATATTTTTATATTAAGATCTGCAACCGCACCAGCTTCTATCAGACCCTTTGTCTTAATAAATGATTTTACTGGGCCGAACAAGCCCTCGAGGATCAGCTTATGTGTTTCTGATCCATCCAATGTTCCTGTAAATCCAAAACGATATTTGCAATCAGTCAACTTTTGCATAATGGTTGTCAATGACTTTGCTTTAAACAAATGTGCTTCGTCACCAATAACAACACCAAACTGATCGAACCATCTCTTGGGCATTTCGTAAACTGACTGCCATGTTGTAACTACAATATTCTCTGATATGTTATCCTTATCAACACCACCCGTGATAAGTTTACATTCGTCCTTGTAACCATATGCTTCAAAGTCACCTGCCATCTGCTTAACCAATGATATTGTAGGTACAATGATCAACGTTCTATGTTCTTGGTAAAACTGTGTAAGCAAATAAATTATTAACGACTTACCTGAGGCGGTAGGTGATAGTATCATTGACCTGTCATTTCGAATGCAATGAGATACTGCCTCAATTTGATAGTCACGAGGTACCAAGGTAAGGCTCAAATCTTCACTGAACTCCTTGACCTCATGGATTGAACATTCATTTGTATAGTCGAGATTATCTTTTATGTCTACATCATAATCTCGATCTGCGCAGAAGGACTGTATATACGAGAGCAATCCCGTATACATTGTCGAGTTCTTATTAAACAGTCTAATCTTTCCGTCCCACATTTTGTTTCTGTAGAGCGGCATGAACTTATACCCTGGTGCATAAAACGAAAAGTATTCAGCTAACTCTCGTCTTATACCTCCAGAGCAATCAATCTTCAGGTACGTTTCATTCACTTTGGATAATGTAATCAATTCTCTATAAACCGAAGTTGGTGAGTTTCCTCCAGTCGATTCCATTTTTGATTTGGAAGCCTCTATTGTTTATATTTTTTATAATATCTTCCAATAACGAAACCACCTCTTCCTGATAAGAAATTTTAGTCAGGAGTTTTATCATATCATCATCACTATCTACATAACTTGGTAGATCCTGCTTCAGAACAGTACGCTGCCAAGGTTCTCTACCGAGCTCTTCCAAATCTTCAGGATGATTCAAATCACCTTTATAGTATTCAGAAAGAACACGGTTGAGAGTTTTTTTCTTTATAATTAAACTCTTCAGTTTAAGTTTCTGTTGATAAAGTATCTTCAAATACTTTGCGTGGAGAGAAGGTATTTTGAGACTTTCTGTATCGAGCTCGACATCATCAATCTTAGAATCTGCAATCCACATTTCTGTTATTTCATCAATAATCATAATTCACCTCAGTTACGTAATTATACTCTCGTTTGAGGTTTATGTCAATGGGTATTTAAACTAATCAAACTTATCAATTGTGTATATTTTATATCTGAATGCAACAGTAGCTTCGAGATATTGAATATCGTTTAACGAAGCATCAAAATTCAACTCTGTTAGTGATATAGGAAACATATCCTCAAAGTTAATTCTCAAATTAGGATTGTGGTGGCTTGATAAAATAATCAAAGAACCATCTGAATAAACATCTCCAGATTTAAAAGCTGAAGAGTTGTTTTGATAAGCAGATTGATCAAAAGACTCGGGGTAACCCAACGACACGAGCCAATTGTGAATTTCCAAATAGTTTGTAAGATCTTCATCAACCCTGAATCTAAGACTCAAAGGCTCATATCTTAACTTATCACCTGGATACGGTAGTGCTACAAACGGGTCTTGAACATCATAGTCACCTAACGACAAGGTAGGTAGTGGAGCACTGTATGTAAAATAATTGATACCTGGTGTTCTGTTTAAGACAAACCTAAAACCTGTAGGGGACATCAAATTTAAATTTGATGGTTGGTCTTTTATTGTGCTCATAGTGTATACCTCTCTACTATTTATAGAGATAAAAAAAGGGCTCCGAAGAGCCCTTTAAAAATGTCCCTTTTGGGATTCTTTTTATTACATCAGGTTGGATACTGTAACCAATCTGTAGTATACGTTCTTATCTGCGAAAGAGATAGAACCGTTACCAGCTGAACCACCCTTAGCAAATGGATTGGCGACCATACCGTAACGAGTCTTGAAGCCAATCTTAGGCTGGAAGGTGTTCTCTCCAACCGCACGAACCATTTGCAGAGGTACATAAGGACAGTAGAAAAGACCAGCATCAAATGCGCTAGAGCCTTTGTAACCTACAGTCATGTACTGGTTACCGGAAGCACTTGAGAAGTAAGGATCGATGTATACTCGGATACGACCGTTCAATACACCTGCAAAAGTGTTGCCAGTGTCATCTACGTTAAGATTAGTAGACAAAGCAGGGGTGTAATCCAGAACACCTGACATCTGAAGAGCGGAAGCTACGTCAGAAGAACAGATCAGGATGTTACCCTTACCACGCCTTGTGTCCTTGGCGATCTGGTTTGCTTCACGCTCGATCTGGAAGATCATGCCTTTGAAGCGCTCAACTGACCAACGGCCGTTTTAGTCAACGTCAAGGTTAAAGGTACCAGCTGAAGCAGTATTGTCTTGAGCACCTGCAGTAGCTGTGTAGTTGATAGTACGAACAACTTCTCGGTTGATTTCCGCAAGGATCTCAGCTGAGAGGATATTGGAAAGTTCGGTTTCAGCATCAAGACCGTGAACAGCTTTAAGGTCCTGAGCAAGTTCCATTGTGTACTCAGCCTTCAGAGCACGTGAAACAGCTGTTACAGAAACTTTCTCAATTGAGAATGCCATCTGCTGGAATGCATTGTTGTCTGCATCACCCAAGGCTTCAGCCTGAGCTGTAGACATACCAGTAGCAACGGTATAACCGTTAGCAGATACACGAGCTGTGGGATCAGTACCAGTCTGACCAGTAGTTACACCATCACCGGTAGACTCGTCTCGGGCAAAGCCTGAAAGAGTGTTACCAGCAGCTGACTTCGAGAAGTCAGTATCAGCTTCGTTGTAAAGAGCTTCTGTGTCTGACTGATTGTTGAAACGTGCACGCATTGCAAAGATCAGTCCAGTGGGACCAGTCATTGGCTGTACACCTGCGATGTCATAAGCAATCAGGTTAGGCATGGAACGACGAACCAGTGAAATAAGAACTGGGTCAAAGATATCTACATTACCAGCAGGTGATGTAGAAGGTGCAGCGGAAGTACCCATGGCGTTGGTGGGGCTTGCTTCACCCAAAAGGCTAGGCATTTGATAGCCACCAGAACCCTGAGCATCCTCACGTGAGGCACGCTGCTGGTTTTCTAGCAAAGTAGCGGTAACAGACTTGCGATGAGCATCTTTAATCTCGGGAAGATCGGCATGCTCAAGAACTGGTGTCCACTTCTCGACTAGTTCTTCAGATACGTATTGCATTTTATCTCTCCTTTACGGTTTCGATCTGTATTATTTATAATTAATTACTTTTTCAGTGTTCTTGAAATAGTACTGACATAAGCCGACATTTCCGGATTGCCTGAAAAGGAAGGTTTAGCTTCTTCTTCTAATGGCTCCGAGTCATCAAAATCACTAACAGCCGTCTTTGACTCATCAGTAGTGCTGAAATAACATTCCTTCAGAGTATCGAGCTTGCGGACATAATTGTCCTCATCAATAAAATCAACACCCTCAGCTAACTCTTTGAACTTCTCTTTTTGAGTTTCGGTGAGAGATTCAGAAGCCTCAGCAACGAGCTCAGCCTTCACGAATTCTACAATATCAGCCTTCATGGCGACGTTCTTTTCCATCTCTTCATTGAGTTTGGTTTCTAGTTCGTCGGCACGTAGAGCTAGTTCTTCTACAACATCTACCTTGTCATCGGGGATTTCAATGTAGTGTTCGGTGAACAGATCTTTAAGGCCATTAATAAAATTTTCTGTAATATCAGACTTGATACCAGCTTCAACAGCTAGCTTGTTCTCTTCCATCCAGTTTTCCACGACATAGTCGAGATACTGGTCAAGCTGTGTTACAGTTGCTTCTTTCAATTTAGCTTTTTCAGCTTCGATCTCTGAATCGATCTCAACAACGTATTTTTCAAGTTGTTCATTGACTTTAGCTACCACAGCAGCTTCAAATACAGTTGTTGCTTTTTCTTTAAATTCTTCAGTAAGGTTATCGTCACCAGCAAACAATGCTGCGACATCTTCTTCAACGTTGATTTCTTCAGCTGATACTTTATGACCAGCGCGAACAACTTCAACAGTTTCTTCTTCAGATTCGCTAATTTCTTCCTGAGTATCCAAGGCGTCAATGGCACGGTCAAATGAATTCATGAGATCTTCTTTCCTCATACCATTCATTCGTTCAACCATAGCTTGGATCATGCTCATTTTGGTT